CTTAACATCAGCACCTGTAGCAAGGCCGATAGCAGATTTATGGTAAGCATGACAATCTCTAGTTGTACTAGCAAGTGTCAATCCTGAATGTGTGAAGAATAAGAACCCTAACCATCTCTTAGCAGTCATACCGCCAGAGTAAGGTAGTTCACCTTCTCCAACATATTCTGCTCTTGAGAATTGGTCTAGTTGTAACAAGTCAGCCCATCCAGCAGGTGATACTACAAAATATCTTTGACCATCATCTGGAACATCTGCTTCACCAAATGTCTCATATGTTGTCAACGCTTTTGCAAGTGTCAATGCCGCAGAACCATGAGCAATGTTTGCAGCGTTTGAACCTGCATCTAATACGTCAATGATTAATTGGTCTGTTTGTCTACCTAAAGCTGCCGCAGCAGATTGAGCTAGAACTTGTCTTTCGTCTATGTTTGTTTTTAACTCATCTAGTGTATCAACATAATCACTTGCGTAGAAATCAGCTAGTGTTACGTCAACTGTGCTGTGAGCAATATCCATTGTTGGAACTTCGGCATGACGATTCTTAGTAACGGCTGTACCTTTTCCTACTTTCTGGAAACGAGCTTGGCTACCTTTTACATTTTTTGTCTGCCTTACAGTATTCATCAGCTTTGAACCCATACGTTGATATGCCATATGGACTTCTGCTTCAAACTGTTTAATAAAGGCAGTTGATATTGATGTACTCATCTTTTATCTCCTGTTAAAATTAAATTAAAATTTCACAGTTGTCCTTTATCCTTCAATTCGGTTGTCCATTTAGGGCCTATTTCCGACATAATGGGCTGTATCTCTACATCTACCTTTGGTAGATGCTTATAAAAGTAATACATTTCTATCTCATTTACAAGCATTGGTTGCTCTGCAAAGCAATATTTTTGCCATTTTAACCATCTTATACTACGTTTATGTTCATTAATTATAAAATTAAACAAGAAAGTATAGTGTGATTCTAGATATGTAAGCCATCTAAGATTGCCTTGCAGAAAAAATCTACGATGGTTATGCAATAAATTACTAGCTAAAAACCATACTGTTGCTTTTTGTGGATTAGTTTTACTAATAGGCATTGCACCCCATATAGCTACCACTTCATTTGTTTCTTTTTCAAAGATAGTAAAAGTATGCGTATTTGGTCTGTTATATCTAAATGGACTTATAAGCGCAGTAAGCGGATCAATGCCCATAGCAGCTAGTTCGTATTTATCTAACTGCTGTAGATTGGGCGCTAATCTAAAACAATCGTCTGGGATTGTTTTTTCTACATAAAGCATTACTTCGTTAACATTCTAAATGCAGCATCTACTTTTGCTACATAAGCCTCATCTCTAAATCTTGGATCGAAGTATCTTTTGTCTGTCATCATTGCTCTTGCATCAGCCATTGTGAGTTGTTTTTCTGGTTGTGTAAATTGTTCGGATCTTACTCCTGTAGTTTGCATTTCCATAATACGCTCTATAGCCTGTATGCCTTGTGCAGTTGTACCTAATGAATATTGAATAGCTTCAAATTCTTCTGGCGGAAAGTTCTTACTAGCCCAAGCATTGACTGCATCTACTCTTGAGTTTGCATTTTCACCCAATGCTTCCATTTCTGCTTCTAAATTAGGTTGTTGTGCTTGCATTGTTTCTACATAAGCATTAATACCAGCATCGTATTCTTCTTGCGTAAAACCATTTTCTTTAGCAACGCCTTCCCACCAAGTACTCATTGGGTTTTCTGTAACCATTTCTGGAGTAATGCCTTCTGGTAACTTAGGCATTTCGTAGGCTTCTGGCACGTTTTCTGCATGTTCATTAGCAAGTTCTTCCATTAATTTTTCTTTAATAGTTTCTTCTTTGCCTGTGCTGTATGATTCTAACTGAGTATATGACTTTGCCATTTCGTCAGCATCAACCTTGCCATCCTTCCAAAACTTCTCAGGGATATGCTCTGGTCGTTCCTCTTGCGGCACTTCGTTTGCAGGTACTTCATCTAGTATTTCTTGTTCAGTTATTTGTTCTTCAGCCATTGTTACTGTCCTCCACTATTTTTTGTGATTGTCCTTTATTGCTTCTGCGCTGTATTAAACCTACAATATAACGCTGTCCTTCTATATGTCTTAACTGATGATCAGATACTTCTGGTCCTGCTACGGTTTCAATCGTAATAGACCTTAGATAATTTAAAAATGTTTTACCTGCATCTGATGTGAATAATGCTCTTGATACTGCATTTAACGCTTCTTCCTGATCTGGCGTTCTTTCCATACCATCAAGCCCTATCAGCGTTTTGACTTTCTTTTCTGCCATGCTACACCTCATGTAATTAATTGTTCCACGTGAAACATTAAGGAAGCAAAGGTACTTTCATTAAACTGTGGGGGTTAAATGTGCTTCACTTCCCACTTGATGATATAAAATTGTTACCGAAAGTCAAGGACTTATTGACCTTCCATAACTCCTTCGGCTGGAGTGCCTTGTGCGGCTTGTTGCATCTGTTGCATTTGTTGCATTTGTTGCATCATTTGAGCCATTTCTTGTGGAGACCTAATTAATTCTTCTGGTATACCTAGTTTTTTCGCAATATATTTTGCTACTTCATCTTGTTTAATCATAGCATTAAGTAATTGTGGACCAACTCTGCCTTGTATTAATCCTAAGAATCTATCAATGTTTACTACATCTGATTGATATTGAGCTTGTGCTAATGGACTAGAAGATTTAATTTGTACTTCTTTGCCATTAACAGTAGGTATTTCTATACGCCCTTGTTTTTTAAGGATGTATATTACTCTTGCTAATACTGGATTAACTAATTCTGCTTGCAATCTACCAAACGCTGCACCTATTTGCCTGGACAAATCAGCTTGACGTTCAGCTACTTCTGTTGCAGACATTGGTGTTTTCTCATTTGGATTGCCTAACATATCATTGTATAACGCTTTCTTAATATTAGTTCTCATATCACGCAATACTAAGTCAGATACATTAAAGTTACCTGCTTGTGCTATTGGTTGTAAACCTGCGCTACCTGCTGCTTTCGGAATAACTGTACCTGGAATAAGTGCAATGTTGTCAACATTAATGACTCCATCATCTTCCACTTGATACATACCTGAAATACTCATTTGTGCGTTTTCTAATATTAGTTCTACAACTAAGTTAGACGTTTTTATTGCAGGCAACGCAAACTGTAATGGTCCTCTGCCGTATGTTTCACCAGAACATTTAGACCAACGATACGTAATGTATGGATTACTACCCACACCTTTGTATTCTTCATGATATATTTTATGTTCATAGTCTTTAGCTATAGCACAAAATATGTTTACTTCTTCTTTAGTTTGAGAATAATCACGATACAATGTTTCGATAATAGTAATTTCCTTGTCGGGGTTTGCTTCCATATCCATAGCCATCTTGTCATTGTAGATTGGAGTTGCATACGCAAACGTAAGTTCTTTTAATCTCATTTTACGTGTACGGTACACCGCATCTACTTTGTCATCATGGCCACTTGTTAAACATACTTGTGGTAATGGAATAGCTTTAAATCTTACTGGTTGAACCGCATCGCCTTCTTCAACTAATAAAACTCCTGTGCCTAAAGCTATATCAAGAAATGTTTCATGCACTTCTTGAGAAAAGTTTGAGTTTTGTAATATTTCAAAAACATACTCAGTAACTTTATCTAAAGCTAGATTAGTTTCTTTTTGCATATCTTCTGGCACTTCTGTGCCTGCAACAAACTCAGCCCATCTAGCATAGTTAGGTACTATGCCTGATTGCAATCTACTTGCAAATTCTTGTACACCTACTACTGCTGTCTCATCAAAGATATGATCGGTTCTTCTTCTGCCTGGAGTTTCTTGAAAAAATGATTCTCTTTGTGGTAAAGCATATTCATAACATTCTTCAAATACAGACACCCATTGATCTTTTAAAGATTTAGCATGAGCATATTTTGCTAATATTTTTTTAGCAGGATTTTCTATATTTTTAACATTGACACTTGGTTTACTTTCAATCATTAAGCACCGAGAGTTCCTTTAGTTTGATACGTATCAGCAACATCAAAACCACTTCCGCCTTTCTTTTTACCAGCCATAAGACTTCTTCTGCCACGTCTACCTGCTGCTACAGCTTGAGATAGTTCTAATTGCTCTGCTTTTATTTGTTCTGCTTCTCGTCTTTCTTCTTTGAGAGCATCTCTTTGCGCACGCCTATTTGCTTCTCTAGCGTCTATTTCTTCTCTTGTTGGTCCTGGTATGCTAGGTGTTCCTGTACACATTATCTGTTTCTCCTATCATGGATATTACGCTTTGGCTTCACAGTATAAACATCAAAAGCTCGTTTTGCTACAAAAGGTTTACTTGTCTTTCCTCCAAGCACTAAACTTCTCCCTTCTCCTGCACCTAACAATAAATACTGCAAGGCATCATGTATGTGTGAAAACCTATTCTTGTTTGGCTTCTCATCATAGCGCTCACCACTTGTTTGTATACGCTTGTAATGATAACCACCACTAAATCCTTTTATCAAGTTAATACATTTTGGATCAATTAACAAGCCTGATTCTCCATCTGTCATTCTTGTTAAGGTTGCATTAACTGCTTCTAATCTAATTAATACATCATTTGAAGGTGCTGGTCTAGCGTTTATTCCTTTGGATCTTAGTATTTGAAAGGGTGTTGCCTCATCTGTTTGCACTCTGTGGTCTCCTGCTGGATCACCAAAGATGTGAAATGTGCGTGGTGCATACAATGCCATGTGTTGTTTTAACAAATCAGAGTACCTTACAATACCCATATCCTCCGCTACCAGCTCATCCAACAATACCCATCTACCACGTATGCGTTGAGCAAACACACAAGCTGGAGTCAATCCAAAA